AAGGAACCAAGTGGCGACCGTGACCAATTTAAGCTCCCTGAATTACTACGAGGACTCTGGAATTGGGAAAACTATGGCCCTTGATGGGACGGAATTCGATGAAACCTGTGCCGCCCGTGATGGTCGTATCTATACCCTATCCGAAGCGGCTGGAGAGCAGGAACACCCTAACGGGGTCCTTGCGTGGACACCTGTAGTGGATCGGGGTACATCACTAGGGGATCTCTCCCCACGATTAGCGCAGGAGATCCAAATCACAAAGGAGCGGACAACATGACAACTATGGAGATAACTAGAAAAATAGGGGCCCCACTTTCCAAGGCTTCGGCTGAGTTTGTAAAAAGCCACATAGACGAGGCAAATGCTGAGGCCCTTGAGGGCTATGTCCTCTGTGTTGCAAACCATATGGAGGTGTGTGATTCCGATATGGATATCGTGAAATCAACAGCATGGGACGCCAGTCTCCAAGCTTTGAAGGCTGGCGATGCTGGGATCGCTGTTCTGTATGGCCACGATGCCGCTGGTGGCGTTGTGGGGAAGGTGGTGGATGGGTTCGTGTTAGGCCTAGAGGATAAGACGAGCGTGCTGGTGCTGGAGCTAAAACTAAACATGGACAAAGAAATTGGACGGGACTGCTTTAGCGACGTAGCTGGGGGCTTTTTGCGTGAGCTATCTGTGGGCTTCAATATCCCCAAAGTTGAGGGCGCTACTAAGCGGGTCAAGGTAGGATCCGACTACGCTCAGGAGATTTTTTTGGCCGACCTCGTAGAGGTCAGCTTCGTCATCAGGGGCAGCTCGCCAAATACTCGAATTATAGAAACCAAAGAAGACAAAGAGCAGATCGGACGGGATCGGTTTACAACGGCAAAAGAAGCAGCCCAGAGAGGCGAGGCGCTTGGATGTGGCTCAACTGCTCACGAGCACCGCGATCCTGATACTGGCGAGGTTTATTATATGCCTTGCCCAGATATGGCCGTCTATCGCTCCACGGACGCGATGAGAGGGGAGTCCCCGATCACTTACTCCACAGATACAGAAACCGCTAAGAATCACACTGAGACGGCAGCCGCTAGCGCTATTGAAGCCCTAGCCGCGAGAATGCTGGCCAGTGCCATGCTTAAACGGCTAAAAAACCAAAAAAACCAAAAGGAAAATAACTAATATCATGGAAATTCAAAAATTAAGAGATGAGGCTTATGCCTTAACTCAACAGAGCCAGCAGGCCCTTAACGATAACGATGTGGAGAAGTCCCTCGGATTGTCAGGCGAAGCTACTCAATTGTTAGAAAAAGCTGAAAAAATACAGGAAGCTAGTGACCAGATTAAAAGACTGGCCGCCAAGTCCTCCGACATTGTTGAGGTTAAGAACGACACCCCAGCAGTGGAGAAATTGCAGCTCGTAGCACAGGAACGACAAGAGGGCGGAAAAGCTCACTTATCAAATTCCTATAAATCAGCCGCATGGAATGAGGGCCTCCCAGCAATGGCACAACAGCCTTTTGTTTTGAAAAACTCAGGCGACGATCACAAAGAAATTGCAGAGATGCAAAAACAAGCGCACTCCCTCTGGATGCGGTCTAAATCAGACGCAGACTTTGAGAATCGTGCAAAAGCTACAAATCCACAGCTAATTAAGGCCTTAAATGAGGGCACTGATGCGCAGGGTAAAGTTCAAAATCTGCCCCGTATACTGGCAACAGTATAATGATAAAAAAACCGGATGAATTGCGGGAAACCTTAGGGACACCTATGGCAATCCGCATCCAAGCCAGCCACGATCTTGGTTGGAAGGTTCAGAGACTAGGCGGAGCGGGTAGCGACTCGCATAATACGCCACTAGCGTCCGGAGACCTCAAAAATGAGGCCTATGATATAGTCCGACCTTCACGGAAACGTGAAGAACTAGACAGAAATGATCTAGTAATAAAGCTAATAGTTTTATTTAACAATTTGGGATATTTTGTACCTTTTGAATTTATCAGCGATGTCATCCTCACAGATGGAGGCGGAGCGCCTGCGGGCACTCTCAAAAATGCCTGCCGTACAGTGAATGTTAATTCGATGTCTGGCGAGATTCCAAAGCTGGACGGGGCAGATTTTGCAGTACTTGCAGAGGGGTCTAGCATCTCTGACACTACTCCAACCATTGGCACGGTCGAATGGTCTGTAGCTAAGGCCGGGGTCATGTATAAGGCTAGTGATGAATTACTGGCTGATTCTGGCGTGGATTTGGCTTTTTGGCTTGGCCAGTCGGCTAACGCTGCCAATAATCGATGGATTGAGGAGATGATAGTCGGGGGTACTACTTCGGACTATAATGGCATCCTAAAATCCGGATCGGGGATAAATACATATACTGCGGCCTCGTCTAGCGCTCTGGCTGCTGTAGATATCTTTGGGGCATTTATGAACAACTCGGGGCAGTACCGAGGAGATGGAAATAAGTGGCTTATGACCTCGGAAATAGCTTCGATAATTTCAACTCTGGCAAGCACCGCTGCCGGTTTGCATTCTGTGGACTCATTACGTGATGAGCCTACGAGATATCTCACAGGCCGCGATGTAATTACTTGTGATGTATCTGGTACAGGTCTCGGAACGGCCACATCCACAGGGACGACCGTGGCGATAACTGCGGATTTTAATGGGGGTTGTTATGTTTTCTCTCGTCTTGGATTTACAGTCAAAAGGTCTACCGAGGCTTATTTCTCGACTGGTCAGATTGCGTATCTGTATGAAACTAGGAACGGCTGTAATGTCGCCAATCCTAATGCAGTTACTGCATTAAACATGGCATAAATCACTTAGGGGGGGGCGGGCGCAAACGCTCCCCCTTAAAACATAAAAAAAGGGGGGCTATATGCCTAGTTATAAATGTACGGCCAAGGTCCGGATCGGATCGGGCGAAGTTCTCAACGATGAGGGCAGCAACATCCACAACGTGGGGGATGTTGTTAGCATGTCCGCCAAGTTAGGGGATAAGTATGGCCAATACTTTGAGAAGATGGCCGACAAACCAAAAAACAAAGAACAAAAGCCGGAAAAAAATAAATAGCAAAGGAGGCCGGAGTGGTATCTCATACACTGGGAACAGTTACACAGTTAAGGGAGCGCCTTAGTGCGTCGAGTGCTTACGCGTCATCGTGGACACTGGACACCTCTGCCCTGCTCCGTGTTCTTGAGGCTGCTACCCGACAGGTTGAGGCTTATTGTAAGGGCGGCCAATTTGGCCCCGTTACTACAAGTCTGACGTATGATCTCAACGGCTCAAAAAATGGGATCATTAATGATCCCCGCCCATTCAATCAGATCGATCCTAGGCGTGGGAGTCTGGGAACTCCTTGGATCATTTCTCTCTCGTCTGTGACACTCTACGAAAACACAGCCCGAGACTCCTCCACTGCGATCTCTAGTAGTGATTATTTACTTTTTCCCTATAATACGGTCGGATTTTCAGAAGCTCCTTTTTATGGGCTTAAATTCAAGGATTCCGGTAGCAATTCGCCATTTTCAAAAACCGGCCAGCAGGTTCTAGTACTAGAGGGCGATCTGGGCTGGAGTGACCAAAAAAGCGCGGACACCGCTATCACGGCAGCGGATTCAAGCACAACGGCGGTTACCTGCGTAAGTTCTGCAAACTTGAGCGCTGGGCAGACCATCCTAGCGGGCTCTGAGCGCCTTTATATCCAAAGCGTGACCGATAGCACCAATTTGGTCTGTGCTAGGGCCGTGGCGGGCTCTGTGGGCGCTGCACACACATCCGCCACCTGCTCAGTATATTCATATGATGCCGCTCCAGTAGAGGCAGCGCTCTCCCTCGCTTCTTCGGCCTATATCTCCAGAATGTCAGGAATGCAGGACACTACAGAGATAGCAGGGGCCTCGTACTCATTTATTAGCGGGGAGCAAAAGAGCACACTTAAGCAGGTAGGATCCTATTCCTCCCACTCCTACACGTCGGGGGTTATTTTTTAATGGTAATCACTGCAAGCATCCAGAAACGCGGGCCCCTTTTTAAGCCTAACCTGAAAAAAATAGTGACCACAGGCGCAAACGACGCTATGAAAAAACTAATGCTAATAGGGCAAAGCGAGATTCAGCAGGGATATCATCCCTCGCCAGCTAGGAACCGCGTGGGAGGCGTCGGCACTGGCCAGCTCCGTCGCTCGATTAGAGGCCGCGTATTTGAGAAAGGCATGAGAGGGGAGATCCGGCCGGGTAGGTTTTCCCTAGGGCGAGACGTCCCACAGGCCCAGTATGCAGAATTCGGGAGGCGTGCCTCGGGGAAGGTCGTTAAGCCAAAAAATGGCGAATTCCTACGCTTTAAGCCTAGGGGAGAGGGCAAATTTGTTTTTGCTCGTAGTGTGCGTCCCTTTAGGATGCCCCTGATCCCAAATCCCCAATTTGGGAACCTTACAAAAAAATGGAACCGCAGGAACTCAGAAGCGGCCCGCCTAATCGGGAGCCGTGTGGCTAAGAGGCTCAGCAAATGACGCGATCCGGCTGCATGTCACAGATTCAGACACTAATCGAAGGAATCTCTACCCTCTCCCCTGCCATTGTGGCAGTGACTCAGGGCCCCGCCATGTCTATCCCTACAACTCCATGGGCGACGTATGAGATATCTCAGGTTAATAATTTAGAGGAGTTTGCCAGTCTCACAGATGAGTCCAGTGAGAGCCTCATCCTCGTCAAGGTCTACAATCGGGCCCCATTAGCTCCTCAGGAGGGGGATACCGTAGCGCTCCAACAGTGGGAGTGTATGGCAGCCCTAAGGACAGCCCTGAAAGGCGACTCTACCCTCGGGGGAAATTGTGACAATCTTTTTATCAATACAGCCAGCACCGGCGTCGAGGAGATAAATGGCGCTTTTTACTATGTGATCACCGCCCAATTAACAATTCAAATTCTAAGTGATACAGCGGTTAGCGCTTGATAAAGGAGACTAATGTGATAAGTTTACATAATAGGAGAAAATCATGGCATATGTAGCCCCTTCCTCAAAATCCGACGGCGATTCTATAGATGCGTCTATATGGAATCAGGACGTAGTTGACAATATTAAGGCCACTTTAGTGGGGGTTGTAACCAATTCAGGTGATATAGGAGTGGGTACTGGGGCCGGGGCTGTTTCCCGCCTTGGGATTGGATCGGCTAATGAAATTTTGGCGGTTAATTCTTTGGCTACTAGTCCGGAATGGGTAGCGAATGCACCTGCCGCCTCTGCAATTACTGGTTTGACTGCCGATACTTCGCTTTTCGTAGACTCAGCAGCGGCGCTTGCATCCGTTGCGCTAGGCGCGAGCGGGACCGTTTATACTTCAGCCGGTGCAACGGCAGATCCAACGTGGAGCGCGTTACCCGCATCTGGCGGAGCGTGGACGCATATAGCAGGCACTACCTCGGAAGTAACAACCACAGGAGCCAGCGCCACGCTAGGAATTACTTATAGCGGGCTATCGATCCCACTGGGTACGCCCTATGTAATTGTTGGCCGCTGTCGCGCTGGTACTACTTCTGCGTCGTTTGGTAAAGCGATGCTTCACACGACGCAGGCAAGCGGTGATACAAACATAGGAAACGCCGCGCAAGGCGATCTAATGAGTATAAACACTTGGTATGCTAGCACTGGCGGTTTCTTCCATTTCGGAATCATGGAAGGCACGGGGGAGGCGGAATATAACCCATTCGGCAGTCCGGGATCCGGCGGGGCGTGGTGCTTTACTATGCAATGGACAAACTACGCGGGATCCGGCGCTGCCGGTGCTTCTACTGATTACCTCGTGGGGAACAGAGCGGGGCCATATACGAACACCAGTAACCAGATCTACAACGAAGAGATCACAGGTTTCAAAATTTACATAGCTAGCTCTAACGGATCTAATACATTTGGTATTAACGACGTTCACGTGTACAAATTAGCGGTTAGCTAATAGGGGTTAAAATGACAAAAAAATATTTTATACAAAAATCAACAGGAGACGCGATCTGTAACAGTGAAGGCGTTGCTATTTGGATAGACACAACGGCAGCCGCGCCCGCTGATATTGTTGCAGCCTTTGAAAAAATGAACGGATACAACGCCGGCGAATTGGAATTAAAAACAGCAAAAGGAAACGAGGGAAACCTAAGACTACCGGAACAGCCAGCGCCGCCTACGCCAGAGGAAGCAGAAGCAGCAGCAGCGGGTGAGATTCTTAAGAAAATAATCGATACATACGGCAGCCTTTCGGCAGCAGAGGCCGCGCTAAAATGATCACGCTCTCCATCATCTACATACTCACACAAATAACGGGGGCGCTCGTCCTGCTGTTGGAAATCATCCACAAAGGAGAATTATATGGTTGCCAGATGGCTCGTAAGTTCATCAGACATAGCTGAAAGGACAGTAGCAACACTTGCCCAGAGTGCTCTGGCAGTCTTAGCGGCCTCCTGCATCGAGCCCCTAGGCGTGCCGTTTTCGTGGACTCTGCTCCTTGTTTGTGCTTTTGGAGCTGCTGGCCTTAGTTTAGTAAAGAGCTCTGTCGCTTCCCAATTTGGCACAAAGTCGGGGAGCGTGCTCACTCCACTCAATCGCGATCCGTCCACTGGCCGATTCACAAGCCGACGAATTACCTACTCCGAGGAGGAGACAAGCCAAGGGAGATCAGACAATGGCGACTAGTGGAAATATCAAAGGAAACGGCAATTATAAAGGGCGTCCAAAAGTGAAAAAATCAAAACTACAGAATGCGGACATCGTTGAGATCCTAGAGGATTTCTATGTGAAACCCCCAAAGGGTTCAACATTCAACAAAGGCGAGGAGATGATAATCAAGGCAGGATCGGATCCATCTGAGGCCCCTGATTTTGTTAATTGGGATTTTCTCGCCCGTCGTAATACAGTTAAAGCTAAAAATTAGGAGAAAATCATGGCAAAGACTAACGCGCTCAATGTGCGACTATATGCAGGATCGGGGACGAGTTCCAAGGATTTGAGCGGGGACGTCTCTGCTCTCACGAATTTCGGGATCTCGGCTAATTTGCTTTCAGTTTCCACGCTGGCCGATGCAGCGGAGGCCAGAATCCAAGGGAGTCAGTCGTCGACTATTGGCGTGAGTTCCTTTTTTGATACTTCCCTCGGCCATACTGTTTGGAGCGGACTCCCTACAGGTGATCAGAACGTGATGATCCCGATGCAGTCGGGAACGCTTGGGGGGGCCACGCTACACACGAAGGCCCTACAAGCTAATTACAATACATCAGGGGACGCTGGCACTAGTCCGGTGTCTTGTGAGGTCTCATATGAATCTACAGGCGGATCGGATAATCCTGCTTTTGGCGTTTCCCTTACGGCGGGGAAAATTACAAGCGCCAGCGCCGAGAACTTGGCCGACGTAGATAATACAGCTGCAACTACTAACGGCTGGACGGCCTGCCTGTTCTGCTTCTCAATTGCCTCGGGTAGTATCATCGTCAAATTGCAGGACTCGCCTGATGATATAACTTACACAGATCTCACGGGGGGGACCTTTTCAAATCTCAACGACGTGGGCTCTGAGATCATAGCCTCAGCATCTGGGGCCAGTGTGGCCAGATACGTCAGGGCCTCATTAACATCCACCTATGGAACAGCGGTTATAGCTGTAAGCTTTAACCGTAAATAATAAAAAAAGGAGATAAGTAAGGCAACGCCTTACTTTACATAATAACATGGCTAAAACCTCGGGAATTGGCGCAATTATAAAGGTAGATGATAGCGGATCGGTCGCTCGTGATATTTCTATAGATGTCGGATCCTACAGTCTAAATGTAGGGAACAACGTTGTCGATGTGTCCGCGATATCTTCCTCAGCTATGGAGCGGCTAATTTTAAGATCGGACATATCTATAAGCCTCACAGGGGCGGCTTTAGACTTTGGGACTAACTTGGCTCATGACGTTTTTAAGGTCCTGACAGGCGAGAGAACTGTGGAGCTCGGGCCTATTGGCTCAGGAACCGGAGATCCCAAAATTTCTTTTGAGGGCGTTATTGAGAGTTACACACCTACCACAGACGCTTCAGCCGCGAGTGGATGGTCGGCGACGATTATGCTCAGCAATGGAACAGCGCCAAGCTGGACAACTTACTAGGAGATATAAATGAGCGGGAAATTTGCGCTAACTCGTAAAAACATAAAATTAGTATTCGATGACGTTGCGGACGAGCTCCACTCTTTCGAGATTGAGGCCCGTCTGGACATCGAATTAGGCACGTTTCTCTTGTTTCAGGAGAAGCTGGCCGAAAGTGATGACAATATGACCGGCATGAAAGAGGCCTTTACCCTTTGGGCTGATGAGGTACTCCTCGGCTGGAACTTAACGACAGAGGAGGGCGAGGAAATTCCTGCTACAGTGGAGGGCTTTATGAAATTAAGCCCATCGGTAGCGAGCAGGGTAATCTCCCTCTGGAGTCAGAACGTGAGCCAGATCGACCCTTTAGCAGAGGGAGAATCTTAGAGTGGAAGGCCGTGGGAGTGGCTACCCGTAAAGATGGGACAGTCACATCCAAACCCATGATCCTCCAACAGGCTGAGATCGTGAGCGGTCTGGCTGAGAAATTTGGGGTAGCTCCTGATGATATCCTCCGGAATCATGCGGGGATCCTCCAAATGGCCCAATTGGTGCAATTGGGAAAGGATGACGCTGATAATGTCTAAATTGGTGAAATTGTGCCATTTAGAACGCTCTCAGAGCGTGCTCACGGCCCAGAAGGGACTGGATAGGTATCTCTATGCCTAATGAAGTAGTTGTTGTTGTAAAAGCGAAAGATCAGGCCTCCAAGAAGCTGAAGGGCGTGGGTAAGCAGGTCGACGGTATAGGATCCAAGCTTAAAGGTTTAGGGCCTATCGGAGGCCTAGCCTTTGGAGCCATGGCAACGATGGCGGCCAAGTCTGCCTTTGATGGGGCGATGGCGTTTGATGCAGCTTTCGGGCAGGTTCGCACGTTGCTCCCTGCTGCTAATGCTGACGCGCTTAGTACCATGAGGGGGCAGCTCCTCGAATTCGCCAAGGATTTTGGTGAGGATTCGACAATTGCAGCGAAATCCCTCTACCAAGCCATTTCAGCAGGCGCAACAGATACAGCTGAGGCGTTCAATGTTCTCGAAACTGCGGCCAAGAGTGCAGCGGCTGCCAATACTGACACGGCGACAGCTGTAACACTCCTATCGCAGGTTATGAACGGCTACGGCAGGGAGAACATAACAGCAGAGAAAGCGGCGGATATCCTCCAGCAGACGATCCGTTTTGGTATGACTACCTTTGAGGAAATGGCTGGCAGCCTGTTCCAAATTACTGGTCTTAGTAGTTCGCTTTCAATTTCATTTGAACAGCTTGGGGCTATGACCGCCACCATGACGGCAAAAACTGGAAATACATCCGTCGCAGTTACGCAATTAAAAAGCCTTTTTACTGCTTTGAGCAAGGGATCCAGTACCCTCGCTAAAACAATTAAGGCAGAATTAGGGGCCTCATTCTCGACATTATCAGGCGAGGGGATGACGGTCGTGGATGTTCTGAGAAGATTGGCCGAGAATCGTACAGATGACGCCTTCCGTGATCTGTTTACTCGTGTTGAGTCATTGCAGGGAGCTCAGGGCTTGCTGGGGGCGGCTTCAGACGGTAGGGAATTTGTGACGGTTCTCAAGGAGATGGCGGGGGCAGCGGGGGCCGTAGATGTAGCCTATAAAGCAGCAACAGACACTACATCCTTTAAATTTAAGAAGGCAATGAACGAAGTTAAGATCTCAATGCAAGAGGCAATTCTTGGATGGGCGGGCTTCCTTGATTTCGCGGCGTTTGCACTTACGAGACTAGCTCGGGACGGTGCTATTATAGGTAATGCTATCGGCGCATCAGTTAACGCTATCGATAGGTTAATTAGGGATGATCCACTTGGGCGCTGGATGCAGTCAGGTATTAAATACACCAGCGCTATAGCAAGCGCCACCCCCGCCGGGGCGTTGGTTCGTGCGTTCGGAGGTGGTCAGGGTGACCCTTTTGATAGGGAGGCTTTTGACAGGAATGAATCATTCAACAGATTGACAGAGGCGATCCCTTTCGACTGGGATAAGGCATTTAATAGATTAACAGAGGCGGTCCTCATGGACTCCACGGAAGCACCGACAACGGCAGCGATTCAAGCCGATCTTTTTAAGGACCTTTCAAAGGAGCAGCAGGACGCTGCTTTAAAATTCAACAAACCACAAGACTATCAGTCTCTACTGAAGGATATGGGGCTCTCTCAGTTATCGGCTACACGAGCTAAAATTGTTAAGGATTACGATCCGATCGGGGATGCAATTAAAGCCGTAGCCTTATCAATGCCGAAATGGGGGAGGGCTGTGGGGGCCGGTGCTGACACAGTGGACGACCTGCGTCATTCAATTACTGACTTTGTGCATACGATGAGCGAGGAAGTAGAGGGGCTTCCTGCAGCTTGGGGCGCTTCCGCCGTCCACATGGAGGATCAACTCTCCGGACTCCTTGAGGATGCACAGACTGCAGCCGACAACATGGCCACGGCCTTAGAGTTGGCCGCTACCAAGGGAGTGGATGCCTCTGATGAGCTGGAGAGGTGGCAGGGTGAATTAGTATCTATTCAGGGCGAGATGGCGACACTCACAGAGGGATGGGCTGAGAACATAGTGGCGGCAATTATTGAGCAAACAAGCCGAGATCAAAAATCTCAAGAAAAAGCAGAAAACACACGGCTAAGAATAGAGGCATATGAGCGGGCTCTCTTGGGGGTAATGGCCACAAGCATCGGGGCCACACTGTCAGAGGTAGATCCGTTTTCCGGCCCTTGGCCTAGTGGATCCTTTGCAATTGAGGCCCACGCCCGAGCACGTGCGGAAGCCGTGGCCTCTGGGCGCTTTGGAGCTACAGAAACCCAGCCAAATATCGGGATCGCTAATGAGTTTTTTAAGAAAGTAAAATCCGAATTTGAACGCTTAAAGCTCACCTTTCACTGGAAACCCGGAGATCTGATCCCAATAGGGCAGGGCTTCGCTCCCGATCCCACTGGGCCGAGTAGGGTGATCACGGCTTCGGGCCAAGTCAGAGGAGAGGGACAAACTGCTGAGGATTATGCTAGGGAGAGGGCAGAATTTGGGAGCTATCGGGGCGCTAATATTACCATCAACGTGGAGACTCTAATCGGCGAGCCTGCAGAGGCTGTTTATGGCCTCCTTAACCAAGGCAATCGGGATCTAGGGCTCCAATTGCTTAATTCTGCAGTGTCAGACTCGGATGGCCTATAATGCCAGCAGCTAAAAAATCCAATTTTCTCCGCGATAATGTCGCACTAGTTTCGTCAATGATACCTGTTCTAGCTATAATCATCGCGGGCTTTAGCTATGTTTTTTCTATGGCGAATAATGTTAGCACCTCAAAAAAAGAGATCCAAGCAATACAGGAGCAATTGGATGGAGCGGCTCGGATATTGTCAGTAAATAATTGGGGAGAGTCAGAAATTGAAGCAAGAATCAATTCTGTGGAGTACCATATTTTTGAAAATCAAGAAGCGCAGATCCTAGATATAATCACGCGGCTTTTGCTAATAGACGAAGCGATCCAAGATATTCAGGACATACAGGACGGGATCAATTTCTATTTGTACGGTATGAGCGCAGTAGAGGGAGGAGTCCAGCAGTCAATCCAGTCAATCAAGACCACGCTCTCACTACTGGATCAGTCTGTGGAGGCTGTGCATGCCGATCACCTTTATTTCGTGGACGTATTGGAGGAGATAGAGGACGAGTTTGATATTAGGCTTTCAAAGCCTCCCGATGTATATGGAGGGGGATATGGGAATTATCGCTAATTTAGAAAAAAACGACCCTCTGAGAGCGTGCTCACGGTCTGAAATAAAGGCCGCCCGTACTTTAGCACCTAGGAATTACACATGAGCCCCCAGCCTTTTGTAGCCCCTACTGTTTCGGTGCGCTTTGGGGCAGGGCCTGACTTCAGTTCCTTCGTTTTAGGCTCAGGAGCGATATTAGGATCCAGTGTTTTGGGGACTGCGCTCCCGTATACAGATCTAAGCTCAAAGGTCAGAAAGTTAGTTATACGCTCGGGGAGATCTCGCGAGCTAGCTCACTATACGGCTGCAACTACTACCGCCACATTTGACAATCAGGACAATTCTCTCTCTCCTTTTAATTTATCCGGGCCGTATAGCTCAGGCGGTAAGACTCAAGTGCTGCCGGGGAGGATGATGAAAACGGTGCTAACTTGGGACGGCATTGAGTACCCACTCAGCAAGACGACGATCAGGGATTGGAAACTCAATTATAAATTCGCGGGAATTTCGGGAACTACTGGCCAAGGTGACGGGACGAGCGTGGCAGTAGGGACGGGACTGCTGGCAGACCTGCAAAACCAGACGATCAGCCTAACAACGTCAGCAGGAAAGGCGGGGCAGGCCGTCAATTCCATACTTGACGCATGCGATCCGGCCATAACCTCCCGTAATGTGGACACAGGCCTCCACGATATGGCCAGTATTTCAGTCTCAGGGAACGCGCTGGACGCGATCCGGCTGTTCAGTTTCAGCGAAAAAATCGATATTTCAGATGTTTGGACGGATAACGAGAATGTGCTCCAGTGGGGCGGGGCTACTTCTTTAGATTCGACGGTATCCCTCACCACGATCGGAGTCGCAGGAATGCCGATCCACAAGGTTCACGTGGACATGGATAGCACTCTAATCAGGAACAAAATGACCCTAACACGGCAGGGCTCAGCCTCTCCCCAAGTGGCTCAGGACGCCACATCCATCTCAGAATTTGGTAGAAAAAGCCTAGACAAAACAGGGATCACCCTCGCGAGTGATTCGGATACCCTTAAGCTTGCGGAGGCAGGGGTGGCACTTTTGAAGGACCCTAAAGCCCGAGTGAGGCAGGTAGAATTGGCCCCCCTGTCGGCAGACACCGACGCGCTTATGATCCAATGTCTAACGCGCCAATTGCGCGATCTGATTTCTGTCTCGTGGACACCAGTAGGGGCAACGGCCCCAATTGTAGAGAAGCACCATATAATTGGGATTGAGCACATTTTTACACCTCAGAACATGCGGACCATCTGGACGCTAAACGATGCCGAGGATCGAATTGGGCAGTATTTTGTACTAGGAACCTCGACCCTACCGGCTAAGCTATCTTTTTAATTAAGGAGCCTGTAATTGGTTTTACCGTTAATCATATCGTTAAAAATTAAATTTTTAGCGCTCATCCTACTTATCTCCTTCTCCACGCTGGAGGTTGTGGCGTCGATATACTCGGCGATCCGTGTGGGGTCGTTGTAGTTTTTTATAATTGCATGCTTGATCCGTGTACGTAATGGGATAAGGTCTAGGCTGTCACTCTCGTAGATATCTCCCTCTGAGATACTTATAGGCCCCGCCGGGGTGTTAAATTCGGGCGTATCATCGAATTTGGTGACTGTTGCAAAGGGCAGGGCGGCCCTTGCTAGATTTGCCTTTCTCTGGAACCATGCAGAAATGAAGGACTCACCTGTGAGCTCTGTAGTTTCAATGTAAAAGGCGGCCCTGTGATTTGTCATCCAAGCAGAGGCCCCCATCATCGTGCTAGTGCTCTCGATTCGCTTCTCAGAATTCTTAAAAGAGTCCTTCACTACGTGCCCGATGTTTATGGTGCTAATTCCTAAGTTTCGATTAAGCTCCTGTATGGCGCTCATAAATTGGTTAGCTTGCTCTTGGTTGTTTGTGTCGCCACCCCCCGCAAGTGTGCAACTGTCACAGATAAGAACATCAATTCCATGCTCCTCGCAAAAATCCGATATATGTTGCACGTTCTCTTGCAGGGGATGGGTCTGAGGTAAGTAGTGGAAACTGTCACGATCCCAGAGTGGGCCCTCCCACTCCTTAAGTAGTCGGGCTTGGTACTTTAACCAGATCCGTTGATCATTCTCCCAGTCAAGTATAAGAACCTTATGGGGGCGGCTGATGTGATGCCCTAGCCACGGGGTTCCTGTGACGAGGTGCATGGCCATATCATGGGCTAGGATCGTCTTAAGCCCTCCACCTCGTCCAAATAATAGCGTATGCGTCTGGGCGGGGATTACCCCATCAATTAGCCATTGCTCGAAGGTGGTGGGGTCATGCTTTACGAGAGCAAAGTCCACACTGGACTCCCTCGCCTGCTCTTGTGCGCTAATTATGCAGCGGCTGGCTGCCTTACTGCATAACTGCGGCCAAGAGACGCCATCCTCATCTCCCCAGTTTTTACGGCATTCCTGCGCTAGTGTTGAGATACTGCTGGAGCTTTTAAGATTGCACGATCTAATTATAGGCGTGTTCTCGTCCTCAATTGGGCTATGGGGAGGGATAACAGTAGCCTCCGCCGTGAAGCTGTTGCGCTTACTTGATATCTGCTGAAATTTGAAAGTTACGGATCCCCGTGGTGTCGGCATAGTGACCCCAATACTCCGAGGGCCATGGTACTCGATACGAACCTCAGGGGCCTCCCATATATTGAGCTCCCCCCCTTTCTCAAAATAGTCATAAGCGTCCTCCTTATAGCCCAATTTGACCTGTACCGTTTGGATGCTTTTAGCTAAGGGCCTAAGCTTGTCTTTTAGAGTTCTCTCCCATTTCTGTCCTGCCTCATCGTTATCCCTCCAGAGCCAGATCTCCCGATCCTGTAACATCTCCAACACTTTGGGCTTATAGTCTTTTTGACTCCCTCCCCCTCCGTTTGCTAGCACTACGGCCTCGACTCCCACCTCTCGGCATTTATTAGCGGCTTTTTCTCCTTCCACTAGCAGGATCCTCATCCCTTCGCTTTCGGGCTTGAGCAGCTCCTCAGAGCCATATAGGGGTAATTCTGCTAAGGACAGGCCACCCTCGTCCTTTCCTAGTCCTTCCTTGTAATGATGGCCGGGCCTTCTCCACGCCATGGCCTTGGATCCGTCTGCTTTATTCCAGCGCAAGTGCTCAGCTATGACGTCGCCCTGAGGGCTGTAATATTCATATATGAACGTAGGGGGCGCGTCTCCTATTTTTGTCAGTGTGGCGGGGCTCATTTTTTCTCCTTCGTTTTCTGATATTTCCCAGAGGTCCAAATCAATGAGGGCTTTAATAAGATCGGCCTGCTCACATCCTGCGAAACATTTAATTAGTGTTTTCCCATTGCGTTCCTGAACACTGCACGAGGGCGCTGTGTCCTTGTGGGCTTCTCCTCGTGGGCATGTGGGAGGACACGGGGAATTCCCCGCACGCGGCGACTTTCCTCTCGCTTCCCAGAGTCGGGCCGATAATTCTCTTGCTGAATATTTTGGGGGCATAGTGGAACCTTATCGCGTATCTGGAAAGCGAAGTAGATCGGGGTATAAGCCAAAAAGGCCCGCACTGTTGCCGCAGGCCTTCACAAGCTTCCAGACTCCTTGACGGGAGATCGTAGTCCCTAAGGGCCTCCCAGAGTTGTCCAGCGCTGGGAATAGGGTGGGGAACCCCTCTAGCCCTCTCTCCTGCCATTGTTTAACCACGGAGGGGAATCCTTCAGTCGCGTCCCCGTCTCGCCTTGCTACTGCCCACATAACCCACTCACTAAGGAATCGAGCAGGCTGAACCCTAAGCCTCACGCGCTGCCGGTTTCCACGAATATGGACGACAATGCTAGCGATCAGGTCTGTCTCAACTACTCCCAAAGTGGGCCAGCTTTCCAGTTTTCCAGCTTGCATCCAAAGATCCCCCATCTTTAATTGGCGGAGAACATCATAGCGAACCGGCCCCGCTGGGGTGTTCATAGGTTGCAAAAGCAGGGAGATGAGTGCCGCGTTTCGCGTTCTGAGGAGGGGAGTCCCTCCCATTCTGGCAGCAGACCACACTAGTATCGCTTTTTCGTCTTTATTGAGCGGCATGACTCTCTTATACCCTACGGACTGGCCCCGCCACTGAGTCCAGTCCGTAGGGGGAGCATTGTGGGAGTTCTCCATATATTCCCCCAGCTCAGGCGGGGGATTTTTAAGCTCTCTTAAAAAATAAGCTTTAGCCTCCTGTAGGATCGGGCGCTGGTTTCTGATGCTTTGATCATGCTCGGACTTTAACCAGTCCCCAAAGTTTTCAAGATATTGATCTAACGCTGGCGCTAGGGTGGTCATTTGCTGCCCTTTGCCAATTGCTCACTAACGCCCTCAGTCCAGCGATCTCGCAGTTGTTCCCAGTTGCACCAAGCAGAATCCCGATCATTAGGGTCCTTTTTTCGCTGGCAACTAACTACAAGCATATTTTTATTTTCTTGGTATGGCGAGAAACCCTTCCCAACGCCCTGCCTAAGCTTGTGAGTATTAAGATCGCAGGCATTAGACGGGCATTTAAAAGAGTTAGGGATCGGGAGTTCTCTGAGTTCTCCGTCTGCTGGAATTTCTCCCCAGTCACTGGGAACAGCGGAGGCCTGAGCTGGCTCCTCCTCCCATGGGGGAAGGTCAGGATCTACCCTTTTGAGTTGCATCGCGTCGGCTTCCTCTGTGAGACTCCTCCCCTTTGCCGGTTGTGGCTCCTGAGAGCGTGCTGGTGGCGCGTTATCGCTTACCGCCATCATTTCCTCACGGCTGGGGCGGGGTGTGTCGCTATGGGCTAACAGGACCAATTGGCTGTTATTTATGGCCCTCCCCACGCTGGAAGTCTCACAATTTTCATAAAAGGCGGGGACGTTTTTGTTCCCGTGCGGCTCGTCTGGGCTTAATTCCAGAGCCCAGCCCGTAGCTAGTGGGAGTTTCATTTCCAGCTCCTCGACATTCTTATATATCTCACTCTTAAAAACGCAGTAATTCCGATCCCCTGCCTCTAATGTTGTAATTATGCGGGCATCCGGAAGCGTTTTATACAGGCGCTGCAGGCGGGCCGCTACATCTTCATAGTCATCTAAGTTAAATCGTGCCATTTTTATCTCCTAAAATGTTTAAATCGTCGTAGGCGCTCCATACTATGGCGTATATACTGCCTAATTTGTTGTTTTTCTGTGCATAAGCTAACCCCTTGCATCCGAAAGTAGTGCAGCTTATCGAGTTCTTTTTTCTGTTGAGGAGCCAGTCCCTCCCGCAATTGTAGCAATACCTCCAAGAGCTGCCCCAAGTGCCTCGCTCTATAAATTGATCGAGTCTTTTATCCATTGGCCAGCTCACTCTCAAGGTCGGCCACCTTTGCCCTCGCTTTTTCGAGCTCCTCCCTCGCCTGAGCCTGCTGCTTTAGGCGTTCCTCCTCTCGGGGATCCTTTAGCTTGTAATATTCATAAAACCACGTAGCAGGGGCCTCCCTATTGCAATAAAAGCCGCCCCACTTACCAAATCCCTCGATGCGCTCCATGTTGTGACATTTTACCGTCGTCATGCCATAAAAAGGAGAATCCTGTTTATCACGGAGATCACAGTCCAGATTGAGATCGTAACCACTCCCCTCCTCGGTACACCCCAGCTTCTCGGGATATATACAACGGAAAGCAGGGATCTCCTCCTTCGATATCTTGCGTGGGGCTTCCTCATTAGTGAGCTCTAATTGTGTGGGCTCCTCTCTGGTTCCGTTTTGCGAATTGGGGCCGTGGCTAACCCAAAAAAAGTCATTAACCGCGCCACAAGTGAGCGGACCCTCTGAGCCCTCGGGCCGTTCTCCGTAAAAGCCCCAAAACCAGCGGAGTGATGTAACAAAATCCTTAAATTTATGTCCAGTATTGGGAACGGCGGCGCCCCCTAATGCGTCCTCTATGCCCTCCACCCATTTGGTGGGGATCACTCTCTGATGCTCCTCGCTTTTGACCTCGGGTATGATTCCTTTATTCATTAAATTATGAACGTGATTAGGGGACACACCAAAGTCCTCGGCGAACTTACTGCTCCCAACGGTCCCCCTTGGGGCTTTTCTCCTCTTTATTTTTATCATGATCTCTCCTCCTTGCTTATCTGGTGGATGCTTGCCTCTGCCTGATCAATGATCTCGGTGGCGGTGTTACTTATAGCCGACAGAGTGTCAGGATCTGGGTTGGGGTCCGTATCCATATTTGCCAAAAATTTCTCCAGTACGCTCACTGATCGGGCTAGATCCTCCGTTTTAATAGGGGCGATCCGGCGTGCTGGTATTAGTTCCAGTTTTTCGGTGTCGGAATCCATGACGTCCAGATCCTCTATGGCTCTGAGCAGCCCCATGGCGGTCAGATCCCCAGCCTGATCAGTGTGTTCCAATATTTGAAGCACATGATCCAGAGGTTCCTCCCAGTCCGAATTAACTACTAGTGTAATTTTTGCATAAGCCATTTTATGGCCTCCTTTCCTGTTCTGGGATTATCCCAGTAAGGATCAGCCTACTCTGAGGGCTGGCCCATCGTCAACCTAATTCTTTGAAGCGTTGCAATTTGGGGGCCTTTTGTTAGTATTATGTTGAGCAGACTATGAACCAAATGGCCGGGCGTGTAAAAGTGAAACCGTTTTTTGATGACGGCCAGATCACAATTTATCACGGGGATTGTCGCGACATCCTGCCAACACTGGAGCCGGTGGATCTAGTGCTCACGGATCCGCCTTATGGGATCGGCAAGTATACGAAAGGCGGCAAATTTACCGGCGGGGCGTTGGGACATAGGAACAAAAAAGCATTTGCGCAAAGGGCGGATCCAGTTATTGGTGATGACCACCCATTCGATCCGGCTTTCCTTTTGATGTATGGCACCCAGCAAATTATCTGGGGCTGGAATCATTACCCTGACAAGCTACCCCGTGGTAGTTGCCTAGTATGGCTGAAAAGACACGATCCCGCTTTTGGATCCTTCCTGAGTGACGCTGAATTAGCATGGTTCAGCGCGGGCGCGGGGGTTTATTGTATCCGGGATTTATCTAATAATTCTATTACCCGTCAACGTGTCCATCCTACTCAAAAACCAGTAAGCCTGATGCGCTGGTGCATTGAGAAAGCGAACGGGCAGATCATATTGGATCCGTTTATGGGAAGCGGGACGACACTCCGCGCTGCTAAAGACTTAGGGCGAAAGGCTATAGGGATCGAGATCGAAGAACGGTATTGCGAGATTGCGGTTCAAAGATTAGCTCAGGAGGTTCTCCCGTTATGAAAAAAGAGAAAGACCCCGCTAACGTCCAGAGAGGCCGCAGGAGCAAGGCCAGATCTAAGACTTATGAATTAGACTGGGCCAAATTTTTTAACACGCGGCGACTTGATGCGCTCATGCCGGGGGCTGCAGCTAGACGGGCAGATCTAAGATATACAAGCCCCGCAGGATATACCTACGATATAGAGGTCAAAAGTAGAATTTCACAAGGGGCGGGGGCGCTTACTTTGTACAGGGAGGCAGTCGATAAGGCTGTCGATGGTAATATCCCAGTGCTAGGGCTGGAGATACGTCGGCCCTCATCAAATAAAAACGAGCGGCTAGTGATTCTAAGCCGTGAAGATTTCGCCATGATTGTCGGAGCATCTGAGGAGGTAACTGATGACGCTAAAAATTGAGATCGAAGACCGAATTAATACAGAACACGCAAACCACCCAAACGCACCACTAGCAACGGAATCGGGTAAGGCTTTAGCCCTGACGATTCACGAAACTAGCAGCAATATGGGAGTAGTGGGGGGCGGGGGTTCTGCTGAGAATCATGCCGCTTGGCATTATCGAGGATGCCCCGGATCAGATCAAAAACCTACGCAAAAGTCATGGCATTTTACAGTAGACGAGGGGCCGATCATATACCAATCTATGCCCGTCGAGGGTGTAAACGGTGGGACGTATACGGCGATCGCTTGGCATAGTAGCGATTTGAATACGCCCCTAGGTGGGAACGTTTCGACAGTGGGTATAGAAATTTGTTCAAACAGGGGAGCCGAGCAATTCAGGCAGGCGCTCGATAACGCGGCAAATCTATGCGTGCAGCTCTACGAACTCGGACATGCCACCAATTCAATAACGGGAGAGGGGCCAATTCTAAAAATGCACCGAGACTGGAGCGGGAAACGGTGTCCCTTAGGGATGATCTCAGATCCTACTCTTTGGGATTACTTCCTCACGCGGGTAGAATATTGGAAAACCTCGGCAGCGGTTCCCTTTGGGGCCCCGAGACTTGAGTCCTTGCCGGATCTGTCAGGCCTTAAGCCTCCCACGGCAGTCACTGGTGGCCATTTGCCCGCCAGTCAATCACCAGAACCAACACCGCCACAATCCCCACGATTACATGAATCGGGGGATCTATCACTAGGAAAGCAGAAAGAAAGGACATTGATGACTCCAAAATTACAAAATACTCAGCGGAATGTTATGAAATCGGGGCCCGAGTTTATGGGTTCCACATCTGTAGCTGGGGCCGTTGGGCTTATAAATAGCCTAATCCCCGACGGCCTACCAGTCGAGGCAATGCTGGGGATAGTCGCAGGAATCCCGCCCATTATTTACATGACAAGGCGATACATTAGAGACCTACTAAAGGCCCTCAAGGAGATGAGGAAGATGGTCGAGGATATCTAGGCAATGCAGAAACCTAAAAAGCCGGTAATCCTCCAGTATTCTCTAGCTTTTTATTTTGAGGCAGACCCTAAGCCTGCAGCCGGTAAGGTTGACAGTAAGACAATCACGGGCAAAGACTAGACAGCAGGAAAGGGCTATCTATGTTTTTTTTCATTTTTTCTTTAATCCTTGCGGGCTCCTTGGCGTTCTCGTCAGGGGAGCAATTAACAGACAACGAGATCCGGCTCGTGCTTATCTCTGCAGGCTGGGCCTCTGAGGGTCCTGAGGTTCTGGAGGAGGCTTTCAGGGTCTCCTTATGCGAGAGCTCTCATATATGGGACGCAGTAGGGGAGGCGGGGGAATTGGGACTGTTCCAGCTCTCTTGGTACAGGACGGACACATGGCACGGGTTCAAGTTTTCAGCCCCTCGCTATCTTTATTATAAAGATGTGAGGCAGCCAGTAGCCAACGCCATGGCGGCCCTCTATGTTTACCGACTTTCTAACAGTTGGGAGGCGTGGACCTGCCAGCCATAAAACTATTTTTATCTATTTCAGCTTATTAGGTTGACAAAATAACGCGCAGGCCCCAAACTCAGGGTTAAGGAGTACAACATGAATAATCAATACCGCCACATAAAGAGAAGGAAAACCCCAAGCGGAAACGAACGAGCGATTTTTGGGGCATTATTACGCGCAGGCCTCCGGCCCCAATATAAGAGGACTGAAGTTAGGGACATGACGGGGGGAATTATAGCTATTCAATCAGATTTAGTGCTGACCCCTCAGATCCAGAAAGCCCTTGAGGAGCTAGCATGAGCACAAAAAGGCTGATAGTAGTCCCCAAGCTCTACGCTGGCGAGTTCGTTTATTTTTCGGCCCACTATCACAGGGACGAGGATGGCGTGGTCTACAGGTACGAAGTCATTGAGAGCATTGAGGATCGCCCGTTCTTTACTCAGGAGGAGATAGACAAGGTAGACCCTGAGGAGTTTGATGTGGTCTATGAGATGGGGCCGCCGTTGATATATGTGGAGGCTGCCAAGTGGGAGGAAATCAGGAGGGAGGTGCTCCGTGGACTGGATTGAATCGCTGCCCTACTGGGTCGCTGCTATGCCTTTCTTTTTTGTCGCTGGGGTGGGTTATCTCTATCTACTAGCCAGAAGCCTCTGGCGATGATTGCCGAGGAGTACCAAATCAGGGCGATCCCATCTGCCCAGTGTCGGGACTGGTTCCTCCGTAAGCATTACGCTCGACGGTTGGCCCCCGTTTCTTTTGCTTTCGGGCTGTATCGAGGCCCTCGGCTTTTGGGGGTGTGTAGTTTCGGCCATCCAATGAGCCCCACGCTTGTCTCTGGGGCCTTTGGAGGCCTCTACGCTGCCGAGTTTTTGGAGCTGAATCGTTTGGTAGTTACTGACGGGCTCCAAAGGAATGCCCTGAGCTTTTTCGTTTCTCAGTCTTTGGGTCTGCTGTCTCGTCCTCGGGTAGTTGTTTCATATGCCGATCCCTCTCATGGCCATCATGGCTATATTTACCAAGCCACGAATTGGACATACACAGGCTTAAGCGCCAAGCGCCCAGATTATAAGCTCAAAGGACAGGAGCGCCTGCACACTGCCAGCATTACGGACAAGCTAGGGCGTACCGATAAGCTCCACGGGTTGAGGCAGATCGCACGGCTAAGGGAGCTTTATGGATCGGATTTTTATATGGAGGAGCGGCCCCGTAAACATAGATACTTTTACATCATCGGGAGCAGGTCAGAAAAAAAGGAGCGCCTGAACTCCTTGGCGTATCCTGTTCAGCCCTACCCAAAGGGAGACAATCACAATTCGGCCTCTGATTATGAGCCAGCCAGTCAGGGACTACTGTTTACATAATAAATATATAATTCTATTTCTTGCGTAAACTTGACATATGGGCTTATACTCTGGGCTGAGGTTCTCCCGCAGAGCGTTAGCCCCGCAAGGGGAAGCGTTAAGACGCGAGGAGAGGGGAAAGTATCAGCTAACAGCCCAGAGTATTTATATCCCCCCATACATGAGGGTTTAGCATACATTCAAATCTAATAAACTATTAGACAGCCTAAACCCTTACACTATGAGAGGGCTGCAAAAAACTAACATATCTAGCAGCCCCTTATCTCTCTTTTTAGATTTAAGAGCTTCGCTGGAACTCCCGAGTCCCAACGGGAGGAGTTCAGCAAGCTCATCTTATAACTCTTATTACTCAACTCTCTAAGAGCCTCTAATTTTTATTTTCTGTGTGTGGGATAGTTTACGTTCAGAGGTTGGGGTTTAACGGCAAAAAATGGAGTTAAAAGAGTAATAAGTCGTGATATCTCTCTCTTAAGATTTAATTTTTTTTTGCTTTAGCGCCCCTTTAGAGGGAAAGCCTCCGCCGTTGGCTCGCTTTCCTCTGTCGGTGCTATTATTATGTCCTCAGGAGATAGATATGGAAATCATCACAAGCGAGACAGCTCCACCCTTAGAGAAGCCCCCACCAGTTAAGCCTAAGCCCGTCCCCAGTGTAGGGACTACTATGCAAAAGTCCGGAAGCTCCAGACCTACCAAGACAGGAGAGGGGAGAGGACGCAAATCTAAGCTAACTCCTCAGCTAGCGGAGAACCTCGGGCTACTCATTAGAGAGGGGTGCTTTGTAGTGAATGCCTGCGATATTGTTGGGATTAATCAGGATACATATTACGACTGGAAAAAGCGAGGCAGAGCAGACCTAGAGGAGGGGGAACAGACAATCTATTCCGAATTCGTCGAATTAGTGACGCGTGAGGAGTCCAAGCTGGAGGCTGAGCTCATCCAGCTATGGAAAGGCTACATGGTCGGGCCTGATGGCGATTACAGGGCGATCCGTGACTTCATGCGCTACCGTTGGCCTAAGAGATACAGCCCAACAGTCAAGACAGAGCTCTCAGGGACTGATGGCGAGCCGATAGAGATAACTTTCGATGTAGATGTCGCGGCTGGTAGAAAGCGCAGCGGCTAGCTGTAGGAGTGTTCCGTCTGAACCGCACGGACAGCGGGCACTTATCCGAGGGGTGGGGACGAACATCCCCCCCCTCATCATCCTAGGCATCCTCCTCCCACTCCTCAACATAGAGATACCAGCGAGCCAACGAGCCCTCTAGGATTATCTTAAGGGCCTCCTGCTCGGCATAGTGGCAAGACCGTTTTAGCTGGTCATTGATATTGGTGAGGATTATATCAAGCTCGTCCTCAACGTCTGACTTTGTTAGTGTGTTCCGGTTCAGTGGGTCAGTCATTAGAATGCCCCAGACAATACAAGGGGCTCGCTCACTGTGGGGAGCTTCTTAGTTCTTAGGGAGTGCGTGCGGGGTGCTACCTTCACACCTGCAGCCTTGGCGCTTGCCTCTAGTTCTGCGAGGCTCATGCTCGTGACCTTGAACCTGATGAGTAACTCGATGAGGTGGCGCATAAAGAGCCGCCCATGTGCTCCTCCTGTCTCGGTACATACCTCGTTAGGGGTCACACAGTGAGCGACCTCATGGGCTACAGCCCAGAGCTCGATGTGGATGGCCTTCGTGTCTGTGAGTGTTATCTTAGTACGGCCATATGAGACCATCCCTGACACTCTACTGCGCCGAGTGTTAAAGCTAACGTCGGGGGTCCAGCCGCCCCCTCGGGGGCCTCCCTCTATGTTCGCGGTCGTATGCCATCTGTACATCTCCTTGACGTACTTGCTGGACTGGGGGCGGCTGAGTTTGTGATCTCTACGCCCCTCTGTGGCCCACTCCCAGCCGTAAACTTTGGATCGTTGTATGTCTCTAGCTGTTCCCATTATTTGCCCCCCCGCATTGCTATCCAGTCACGGCGGCGCATTCTGATAACTGACTCAGTGATCCCGTATACGCCCGCTATGGCGATGATATCCCTAAGTCTGATCCTGCCGTTGTCCATGGATGAGAACGCGGCCCCATATGTCTCCCACTTGGAGAACTGATATGGAATTGATGTTCTTATCTTGTGGAAGCGGCCCTCTATGTCGCTTAATGTGTCGATGTTTCTCATGTCCCTATCCTTTCTCACTTTCTCGTTTTTCCTTTGCATCTGCTGCCATTGCAAACACGTCATCCATGCTCAGCTCGGTCACTACCGTAGTGATCGCGGCTTCTCGTTCCTTGCTCATTCTGATCTTGATTGTCTTGTCTTTCATGGTGTACTCCTTAACCTCTGATGTCAGTATGAGGCCTGAGTGTAACAACGTCAACCACTAATTAGAACTATCTTAGGATTATCTTAGGATTAGCCGCGTGACTGAATAAACCGAGCCCCTTATGTCAACTAGCAGAACCCTCCCCAGACCCCCATCCTTGCCACTCTCTGAAAAACAAAATAAAATCGCTAGGATGCCGAAGCAGCTAACTATTAACCTCCCCGAACTTTATCCGCTCCAATTCGAAGCGGTCTATCCCTCGCCTGATAAGGATGGAGATATCCCTCGGATAAGACTGGTAGAAGCTACGACGAAGGCGGGCAAGACAACGGCGGCGCTATATTTTCTAGTACGTGAGGCCTATGATGCAGAGCGTGGCGGGGAGCATAAAAAATTCTTATGGTGCTCTCCTGTATTTTCTCAGTCAAAGATAGCTTACGAGCGTCTAAAGGCAGGACTGGGCCCTGAGGGCTACAGGAAGGCCAACGATACCAGTCAGGTGATAGAGCTGGTCAATGGCTCTATTCTCGATTTTCGTACAGGAGACAGCAGCGATCACCTCATGGGGGAGGAGTACCAATTAGCTATTATTGATGAGGCTTCTAGGTTTAGGGAACAGTCTTTTTTTAGTATTATGTCAACTCTGACGACGACCGGAGGGGCCTGTCTGATGATTGGGAACGTAACCAGCCGTAATTGGTTCTGGAGATTGTGCCGGAGGGCTGAGCTTGGTGAGAAAAATCTAAGTTATATCAAGATAACGTACGAGGACGCTATCGCGGGCGGCGTCATGAATCTGGAGGATGTAAAGCTGGCCGAGTCCTTACTACCTGAGCATATTTTTAAATCGCTCTACTTGGCCGAGGTTTCTGAGGAGGGGACAAACCCCTTTAATGAGGAGGCCATTGAGAGGAACATCGTGGAATCTTTGAGCCCTAAGGATCCGATAGTCTGGGGCGTTGACCTTGGATCTGCCGTTGATTATACCTGTGCTGTAGGGCTGGACGAGGATGGAGTCGTCTGCCAATTCCATTATTTTCAAAAGCCTTGGACTGATACGGCCCAATTTATCGAAATCGAATGCCTTGAGCAGTTCCCCCAGTCGCTTCTTACTGTGGATTCAACGGGCGTGGGCTCTCCTCTTTTAGCTCAGCTAACAGAACACTCCCCCGGCAGGGTTGAGGGCTATATATTCACAGGCCCCTCTAAACAGCAACTATGTGAGGGCCTTATGGTTCGGCTGGCGAGAAACGAGATCCAATATCCGGAGGGCAAAATAGCGCAGGAGCTTAGAGGCTTCTCCTACACTACGACCCCGCTGGGTAATATTAAATACGAGGCTGCAGGTTCTGGGCACGATGATGCTGTTATGGCGCTTGCCCTCGCCTGCTATAAGCTCAAAAGTTCCCGCCACGGCCTTGGAGTGTGGTAGGATCTGGCTTGTGGGGGTACCTCGTTACTCCAATAATCTCATATGCCCCCACATTAAACCCCCCCTTGCTCCATCCCATCCCATCCCGTACCATCACGACAGGGAACACCGTATCCCTTGGGTATATCTGGGGCCGCTCCTTTCCTGTAACAGGTTTCGACTTGTAACAATTGCGGCCCCCGTGTTATAAGTAGATTGTCCGTGCTAAGGGTTATGTCAACAAATGGCGACGCTTTGGCCTTTTTCTCGTAAAGAATCAACAATAAACAAAGATCTGGCCATGTCCCTCCAAATTGGGGCAGAATTAGCCAGCGAATACAGCAGCACACAGCAAAACGCCGATCTGAAGTATTTTGCGGACGTTTTAGCCGCTAATCCCTTAGTTCATGCCTGCATTAGTGAGATAGCCATGTCTGTCGGCGCTATCGGATACCGGCCTGTTATCTCCAGAGTCGGCAAGGAGGAGGATTTCCGTGGGCCTTTTGCTGAGGTTCTCAATAATCCGTACGGCCCCAATAACGCCCGATCTAAAACCGATTGGATTGAGGAGCTCATTTTCGATTTATACATATACGGCAATGTGTACGTATTTCTTGCGGCTTCTGAGGCGGGGCGGGGGCGCGTGACCTCGCTCCAGTTCCTCAGGCCTGACTTAGTGACCATAAACCTCTCCCCGGACGTCGCGGGCGGCGTTAAATCCTACACATTTACACCCTCACAGGGCGCGGACGGTCTCGAAATCCCCGCCGATCAGATCTGCCATATGCGTATGCCAAATAATTCGAGCGGTCGAGCTACTGGGAACGCCTACGGGATTAGTCCCCTCTCATATATCAGAAACGATGTACAAATGGACGCCCACCTTTCAGACCTAGCTATGAGTTATGTAAAGTCTTCGGGAATCCCGGCGGGAATTTTGAAATTACGCTCCACACAAATCAACGATCCCGAGCAGGCGGCAGAAATTCGACGGCGCTGGTCTGCTGCCTTAGGCGGTAAAAACGCGTGGCAGGTGGCCCTGCTCGATGCCGATGCTGAGTATCAGGCTCTCTCTCCGACAGGATCAGGCGGCGGCATAGCTCTCCCAGATGTGCGGGAGGAAATCCAGACTAAGATAGCTCTAGTTTTTCAAATCCCGCAAATTTTGATCGGCAGCCTCGCAGGCGTGCACAATTCTTCCTATAATTCGTATAAAAATGCGATGGTCTCATTTAGGGACGAATTAATTTATCCAACCTCTCTCAAGGTCGCCAATTTCCTCACACAGATCTCAGATCGTGCCTTCAGTGGGGGCGCGTATGTCGTCCTAGACACGAGCAAGAGCCCACAATGGGCCGAGGATGTCACTGCACAGAGTAAAAGAGTCGAATCACAATACTCGACCGGCATCATATCCCTCTCAGAAGCGCGGGATCTGCTGGGCTATGACCCTCTCCCTAATAATCGGGGCGATGTAAGACGAACCCCCGCCAATGTTTTCGAGGTTCCGATCTCAGCCCCCTCTCCTCCGTCACAATTAGAGGCCAGTAGTGAGAAAATGATCAGCCTCGACTTAGGGAAAGGGCTGGAGTTGCCTGTCCTCCCTGAAATTGAGCAGCCAAGGACCGGCCCCGTACCCATTGAGGGCGCGGATCGCCTTATGAGCGCCATCCGGTCAACAGAGCAGGCGAATATTAACCGACTGGCTGGAGAACTAGAGCGCGGCTATTTTGCGGGCGTGATTTCAAACATTAACGGACGTACTGGGCGACTTTTAGAGGACGATACAAGATACACCCCCGGAAATCCCTACCCTTGGACGGCTTCCGAGCTCGTCCCTGACTCTTTGACGGTTTCGCTCCAGAACATACTGACAGACTCTGCTGAACGCGTTGTCAAGGATGTTTATAAAGCTATATCAGACACGGGCCTCCTCCCGTCAATTTCCCCCACTCAAAAAGAACTTACCGAGATTATCCAGAAAGCTCTGGGCGATGAGCCCGCCGGCTACCGGCCAACTCTAGCGGGCCGATTTATTGCTCAGGCCGTAACGGCTGCAACACGTCAGGCTTTATGGATTGCGACCACTACAAGGAAAGCAGTGGAGTCTGTACTTTCGACAGCGATGGAGGAAGGCCTAACAGTGTCACAGATGACGCAAGGGCTGACCTTGGAATCAGATGGGCGAGGCTTTAAGGGCCTTAAGTCTGTTATGGCTGGATTTAAGAACCGGATCCCCACTATTGCAAGGAACCAAGTGGCGACCGTGACCAATTTAAGCTCCCTGAATTACTACGAGGACTCTGGAATTGGGAAAACTATGGCCCTCGACGGGACGGAATTTGATGCAACGTGTGCCGCCCGTGATGGTCAAATCTTCACCCTATCAGAAGCGGCTGGAGAGCAGGAACACCCTAACGGGGTCCTTGCGTGGACACCTGTAGTGGATCGG